GGGAAGCCTGTGGTGGGGACACAGCTGTGTTTCCATTTGGTGGAGAGAGTGGATCAATTGCCTTTCACCAAACGCCAACGACGGTATCACCCGATGAAAAGGCACACGTGATATTCTGTCCCCCCGGTGTGTTACACAGTACTGACGATCCTGCATTGGCACTAGCGTACTTCGTCGCAATGTGGGCCGAGTGGCCATTCTGTTTACCAACACTGACAACCAACACGGTAAATCCGAACGGCGTCAACGAGCAGGTCCAGGTCTACGTTGACTCACATGGTTTGGTAAACGTACCGGGTCGCAAGCACATCAACATCATTCTACCCAAAGATACGCCAGTCGGTGTGCCTATGAGTCAGCAGGCAGCGAACGACTATATAGCCGTTCGACCCAAGACTGGGTACGGTACGACTACGAACTACCCGAACGCTAGTACTCTGTTGAACGTGAATTATGCCGGCGCGGCAGTTCAGTCATACAATCTAGCGGAGTATCTGCTCTCTTGGTTCAAGGTCGCTGCTGTTAACGAACACCAACCATTCCAAATGGGTGCTGGCACGCTGAAATCTTTCATTTCGTCACTGAATTTCATAACACGAGTTGACGAGGTTTTGCCCGCGATGCATGACCTTAACATAACTATGACTTCAATGTTCCCACTCTTATTGGAGTCACCCGATGCAGGTTCAGCACCACCAGTGAACTACTTGCAGCAGCAGGCTGTCGCAACCCCATTCCATCACATACCACCAAGGACAACACTAAATTGGCCACAGCCCACCCCAACTCGGTTTGACAGAGCGATCTTCTCAACTGATACAACAGCGTGGAACCTGGTCTCACTCGGATTGCGTACATCAATTGGCGTGATTGGCTCGTCAGGTAATCTGCCCGATTACATTGCTAATCCGAGGTGTGTTCTTTGGGAAATCCTGACTGGCATGGTTCATGCCGCTGTAAGCCAAGTGGATTATGCGAACATGGGCATGACCACCGACACCTGGGACACACTCTACCAGAGTACCAACACAACGTTCCAAAGACTAGCCTACCTATCATACGTCCAGGCTGGTTCCCGAGGGATGTTCAGACCGACACACCAGGGCCAGGCACGAACGAAACTCTTCTCAGCGTTGGTGGGCCGTACACTACCAGGTTACAGGCCTAACGTCACGAACGCTGTAGACACGATACGTATCACGTCTTACCACAGATTGATGTGTCAAAACGCTTACGCGTACTTCTGGGGTTTGAACAACGGACCACCAAAACGCGGTATGGCCCCTGCTCTATTGCCAGACGTCTTAGTTCACCTAGTTTTGGAGAACGTGCCACGATGGACAGCACCCTTCCCACCACCGGGCGGACTAGACTCAACTGCTGGATACAGTGATGGCCTCGAGCTCTACCAAAATGGCGCGAACCAATTGGTTGCTGGATACTTGGACAAGTTTACACCAGTAGCTAGCCTGAACGTCAACCAGGGACCAGGCGCGACAGACAACTGTCTATGGAATTTCAGACTGTTGTGGACACACCCAAACAGGGTAGTCTGTGACTACGCCAGCAACCCAGTCCTCGCAGGTGAGATTGTTGAAAATACAAACTACATCAAGCCGAGGAGGCAGCGTTTGTATGGTGGCACAAATAGGCCAACGGGATACTTGAACGCGGTCACGATTAACATACCAACAGTGACCGCTAATGGTACACGAGTCTACGTCTTCTTACCCGCCAACTTGGCTCAACAACTGATCCGTGCTGAACAAAGGGTCGCCGATCTATCCTACGGTGCATGGAAAATCAGCGGTGTTCGTCGATTGCCAGAGCTCCTGCTGCTAAGCGCCACTGAGCAAAGTTGTTGGGATGACTTCGAGTCGAAGAATTTTGGGAAGGGCGAGGACGCGGCAACCAAACTCGGCCAGGTTACAGCTCCTCTAGCCCCAGAGATCCTCAACCAGGTGATACCAGAAACAACTGGGAGCGAATAATTAGGTCGGTGCGGTACTACGGAGCACGCTTGCGTATTCCAGAAGAAGACCTACCCACTATGACTGACCTGGAATGGATGTATTATGCGAGTGGAAGGAGGCTGGCAGCGGACCAAGAGGAGCAAGTGACTCGGGGACTGTACGACAGCGAGGTGTACGATGGGACAAAATTCCTCGCAATTGTCAAGGGTATGGTGTTGAAGGTTGATGAACCCGGAACCGAGTACGCTCTACACGAGAAGCCGAAAACGGACGAAGAGTGTAAAGAAATTTGGCCAGCTCGTGTTGATGCGGACCTAAGGATCAGGAGGTTGAAAGCAATCGATCTTGTTAGGACACTATCTGATGAGGAATGGGATATTATCAGAAGGCTGAAGCTGGATTACGTGCTGATGAGCAACTTAATGTTGTACCTCAAGACTCATGGTGCTATGTGGTTTATCAGATTATACAACACAGGTATCATGGGTTCGTGGAAAGTGTTCTCACACGTAGGGCGGCTGATATCGTCCTTATCCAAGAGGAAGAAGACTAGGAGTGAACAGGAGAAGCAGTACTTTGCAGAACTGCAAGCTCTACTTGGTTATCAACAATTACCATTTCCCGGTGATGGTCTAGTGAAACCTTACGACTTCTTTGCTGAGTTGGCGGACTTAGCGGAAGGCGGGGATGAACATGGCCTATACGGCGGTAATTGGGAACATGATTTCAAGACAGCACTCAAGAGAATACAGATAACATCGGTACCAGAGGATCTCGAATATGTTGATTTTGAGACGTATACAAAGGAGGGTCTGTGGTTGACAGCTGGTTCAAGTTCAATCGGTAAAGTGACTTGGGAATTCGAGGGTAAGCTAGGAAAATTCAAGGCGCGGAAGAACATGATACTGGATGTCTACACAAAGGACGAACTCTGGGATATTATCAAGTCATGGGATGGCGTGCAACGGACAACTGCAATAATCAAGAACGAACTCGGTAAAGTCAGGCTAGCCGTGGCAAGCAATATTGAATTGTACATACACGAGAGTTTCTTGATGAGACAGTCCGGTCATCTTTACAAACAATGGGAAGGTATAACACTAGATGAGAACCCGACTGAGAACATACAGAGGGTGGCTTACACATCCAAACTATTCAGAGAAGGGGCGTTTGCTTTACCATTTGATTATGCTGGCTTTGACCATCAGGCTACAACAACGGAGTTACAATGGATAACCCAGGATTATTTCAGCTTTGGTCTCAAGACAGTTCCGGTACAACATCAAAAGGAGTACACCGACGTAATGGACAAGACCGTCGCTGCGTATGCTAATTGTACGATTACTGGGACATTCAAAGGTGAAGTACAGACCCACAAGGTGACAGGTGGTCTACCATCTGGTGTAAGGGTTACATCGTTAGTCGGAAACGTATGGAACGGTGTTCTGACACGGATAGCCAGGGACATTGCTGAACAGATCTTAGGCTATGACCCATGTCTACAGGTTGCACTCAGAGGTGATGACAGTCTGATAATATGCAGATCGCCACTCGAATGCTTTGCGGTACGGCTGGGCTATCAGGCAGTGAATGCTATTGGGCATAGCGCAAAGTTCGGGATCTGCAAGGGAGAAGGGGAGTTCCTAAGGACAGTGATCACAGAAGAGGGAAACTACGGATGGGTAAACAGAGCGATCCCGTCAGTAACACAGAGAAAACCCTGGAATCCAGAACCCTGGTCACCAAACCACCAGGTAAAGACATTGATGTCTAACATCTGTTTACTAGAACGGAGAGCAAAAACAACGCTACCAGAGATACACCGGGCTAACGCTATAGCATGGAGTAAGATAACAGGCATGTCGCAGCACTGGCTCCACCTGCCAACAAGATTGGGTGGTATTGGTATATACCAATTCGAAGGCTGGATACCGAGCAATACGATACATGAAGGGAAGAAGCCAGAGATCAGGGTTAACAACTTGACGCCCACTGATGGACCAGCATGGTTAACATTGACCACGTCAGAGAAAGAAAGATACCACGAACAACAGATGGTTGACAAAATGATAGCTGATGATATACCTGGCGTGCAGGGTGCATTCAATAGGGCAATGATGGCAGCGAATGCTAAAACGGTCACAACTTGGCAGAAAACAGAAGTCAAATACATCAAGACAAGGAACATATTACTACCGGATCCTCATACAAAGATGGATATTGTATGGCCACGTTTACCTAACAAGCGTTTTGTTCCAATAGACAATACCTTTCCATCCATCACTCTCTTTCTACGAGAGTACAATGCAGTAGTTAAGTGTGGTATAGAAGTTGCTAAACTGGCAACGATACTTGAGAGAGTACACCCAGACTTTTTTGCTGAGATGAAAGGGTGGGAACGAAAAGGTTGGCATAGGACTGACGCGGTTGAGTTAACACTCGGAAACATACCTTGTGAACCCAACCCATACATAAATCCTTTGTTAACGGGATATGTCAAAGAAACACTAATCAGAACCGGTGTTAAGGACTGGACAGGGAGAAGGACGATAGGAGAGAGGTTGAGTATGGTTACACGTGAT